TTGAAGAGTTTATTCCATTTCTTCATTATAGATGCCTCATTTTTCTCAGTTTTTATTATACGGGCTTAGCGTCTGTAATTGTTTTCCCTGTTGTTCATATTAACACCAGAAGTAATCTCAGGCAACATTTTAACAATTTCTTTACGAGTCTGTCTAGAGACATCCCCAGAAACATTAATATTGTATACTTGCTGTGACTTTGTTTTCATTTCTGTAAAGTCTGATATTTTGTCAGCAGGAACAACTAACTCACCGGGAGTTAACATAGCAGGAACACTGTCAATACCTGCTCTTGAGTAGGAGGTATTTGGTACTAGACCTCCTTCACTAAATCCGAAGAAAGAGCCGATAGATGATCCAAAGCTTGAGATACCGCTCATTAAGCTGGAGCCAAAGCCTGAGATACCACTAAATATCCCACTAAAAGAGCTAAAAATACTACTTCCACCAGAACCACCGCCCAACATAGATGTCAAGCTGCTAAATGCGCTACTCAGAGTACTTCCAAGTCCTTGGAAGAGAGACTTAGCTGCGCCGCCTAGAGTTTTAAGAAGCCCACCGTTTCCGGCGTCAGAGTCTTTAAAGCTATCCATAATAGTCCCAGAAATACCTGAACCGATTTTAGTACCAAATTGTTCAGTGCCTTTAAAAAGATTTTCCAGTATACCGTCTTTGCCGCTTAAGCCAAGACCNTNAAACAAGGAGTCTGTAAATCCTGTAGCAAAAGATTCAATTACTTTAGAACTAAAGCTATCTGCGATTTCACTAAATATATTAGAAAAGTCACCAGTCTTTATAGCATTATAGAAGCTGGAACGGAAGTCTTCTTGAAAACTTGAAGCCAAGGATTCCGCTTGTTTCTTTTTCTTATCATCATCGCCACTACCCGTGGTTGTGCTTGTGTCGCCTAGAGTTGCGCCAGCAATAATCTTATTACCATTTTCATCGTATTGTAAAAGACCGACCTCTACTAAGCCTAACCCTTTCTCCGCTTTTTCCAGAGCTTTTGTTGCTAAAGCTACTTTTGAATCGTCACCTGATTTTTGTGCAGCGCCTAAAGTTTGTTTTTGTTTCTTTATTTCTGACTCAAAGGCAGCTTTATTATTGATCAAAGATACATAACCACCGTCCATAAATCCAGGTGGTATCATGCCGTTATTAATCATAGACATAAAGCCAGCACCGAACTTCTTAACAGCTGAAGCTTGAATTACAAATTCACCATTAGAAAGCATAGCAGGTATTTTGTCGTCTCTTGGACCACCTTCACCAGAGATATAACCTCCAGAGGCAAACCCGTTACCCATCCTAATAAAGTCTTCTTGAGTTAAGTTTTCATAACCTGAAAATGCAGCAGGTACACCGCTACTACTTTCTGATTTAAAAAGATCTGAGAAAAAGGTTTTAACAGGAGCAAACCAACCTTTAATTTTGTCAGATACTGCGTCTGTTAGTTCTCCAAATTTGTCTGGTATTTTACCGAGGACGTCAGCAATACTATCATAAAGTCCACTAGAGAATTCGCTTATTGCCAAACTGAGTTTAGGGTTAGTTGCAACAGAAAAGGCACCAGCTATAAGACCCCCAGCAATGGCTCCCGCTGCAGTACCAACAAGAGGGATAGCGCTACCTATAGTACCGCCAATTATGGCTCCTTGTACAGTATCTGCACCAACATCCAAGAGTGCAGACTCTGTTTCGTCCATTTTACCATCACCAACACTGGTAAGGGCTATTTCACCTGCAATTTTAGTTGCCTCTCCAGCTATGGCGGCTCGCATACCTGTTGAGAAAGCTTTTCCAAGTAAGCTACCTTTTCCTTTTGCTTTTGTTTTGATTTTCTCATCATCAACAACACCGAGAATGCCGCCTATTTGAGTTTTTAAGTTTGTTTTTCCAAGAGTACCAAAGGCAACACCGAAGATTCCTTTTGCAAGCCCTTTTGTTACTCCTAAAAGCCCATTCTTAACTACACCGATAGTTGCAAATCCAATAATTGCTATTGCAAAGGCTCCTGCCGCTTTTTCAACAACAGGGGCAAAGTCTATGTCTTCTCCAAAGAGACCATCAAGCAACCCTTGTCCGAAGTTACCAGAAGCTTCAATTATTCCTGAAATAATTTGTTGACCTACACTTGCGCCTTCTCCGTCTGATTTAAAGAAAGCAACAATGCCATCACCAATAGTTCTACCAATTTTATTTGCAAGACCACTTGTATTTACAAATTCTAGTATATTTGGTAGGAAATATAAACCTCCAATAGCTAAAGTAATAGGTTGTGTAAGGAGGAACAAAGCACCAGCTGCAAGAACGTAACCCGCACCAAATAAAGCACCTTGGGCTAAGCTTGAACGTAGCTCCGCTGGTAAAGCAAAGACTATAGCGCCAGCAATAGCTGCACCTGCTACAGCTATTTTATTTTCACTTAAGAAATCAACAGCAGAGCCTACAGCACCTTTAGTATTGCTAACTGCACCACCAACACGACCATCTTTTTCATTGCCAATTGGGGTGCCTAGAAAAAAGTTATCAACACTTGTTTTTGTCTTAGTAGAAAGTTTAGAAGTTATTTCATCTAGCTTGTCACCTGTTCTATTTAAGTAACCTAATATGCCTCCGTTTTCGTTGAAATCCAAAAGAAATGAGGAAAAGAATTCTGAAACAGCAGCTCTGCGAGTTGTAAAAAACTCTGTGGCACTCTTAAAAGATTCCGATTCTACTGTAGCTAACTTTAATCCGTCAGTAAATTTAGAAATAGATTTGGCTATCCCCTCAAAGAAACCACCTACACCGCCGCTTCTTTGAGCGTTTCCTGGACCTACTTCCACACCTAAGATTACATCCGCCATTGCAGCTTTTACACTACGAGCAAAGGCTTTAATCTTGCCGATGAAATCTGCAAACACACCCTCAGATAATATGCCTTCTAGAGTATATTTCTGTCCAGGCTCCTTTTCATCTTCAAAGAAAGGCGCTGGAATAAGACTATCACCAACAAGAGGTTTCCAATATTCTGTTGTAAATATTTTTACAACATTTGCACCAAAAGCTTTTATTTTGTTATAAAAAGAGTCAACATTAGTAAGCAATCCAGAGACATCAATGTCAGGTAAAGAAAATAAATCTTCGAAGGCACTGTTACTGCTATTCTGTTCTCCAATCCCTAAGAATTGCTTTAAAGATTCTGTAGCCTCATTAACAGAAGTCTTAAAACCTTCTACAGTAAAATCAGATGAGAATATACCAGCAACTGAATCGTACATTTTCTTAGCGGTATCTTGGAAGTCCATTCTTAAATTAAGTAAACCGATTTGTAACCTTAAAAAGGCTATCTCTGCTCTATCAGCAACAAATCTAAATGCAGTGGTAAGAAACTCTATTTTACTTCTTGCACTATCTGAAAAACCTGCAACATTATCAATAGCTGCTAAAGCTCTGGTAAACTCATCTCTCATTACTACTGAGAGAGAACCGATCGTAGGTTCTAGTGTAAGGAACTCTTTTTCAATAGCACCAATTTGGCTAATAAGCGCATTAAATACAGCCTCAGAGGTAATTTGACCATCTTTAGCTAATGAACGAAGCTCACCAAAAGGTTTACCCATACCATCAGCAATAGCCTGTGCAATACGTGGAGTTTGTTCAAGTACAGAGTTAAGCTCTTCACCACGCAACTCACCAGAGGCCAAACCTTGACCAAGCTGGATAATAGCTGCTCGTGCTGACTCAGCTGAAGCCCCTGACAATGTAGCCGCTTTAGCTACAGCTTCTGTAACAGCTAGAATTTCTTCTGTAGATTTACCTGAATCCGATAATGCCAAACCAAAACGGTTAAACGTTGCGGTAGTGGTCTCAATAGAAGAACGACCCCTAGCAGCAATAGCGTAAAGACGCTGTAAGGTTGCCTGTGACTCTTTTCCTCTACCTGTAACGAGTGCAATACTGTTTTCTAGGTTCTTAAGATCATCTGCTGCTGACACAATACCTTTAATAGAAACGAAACCAGAATACGCAGCAACAGCGCTTTTAATCGAATTTGCAAGACCGCTAGTAACAGATTGAATCTTTCCAACGGATTTTTCTAATTTTTGTAATTCACCTCGTGCTTGGGTTGTATTAGCACGTACCCTAATTTCTACACCACTCATGATGCCTCCATTTAATAAAATTGCCCCCTAACAGTCTCGTATATCGAGAGCCATCAGAGGGCAGTTATTTAAGGGATTAGTATACCTATTTTCATTAGCACTTGTTCTATAAAATAACGAGGTGCTTGTCTACTGTGTCCATTGTTAAGGACATCTATGTATTCGACTTCATTAGAAATGGTACCATCCCTAAAACCATAAGTGTCATACTTTTTTATATTTCTCCAACCACGCCTTGCTCTACCTGTATCAACAGGCGTAACAACTTTTAAAGTATCAGTTGCGTAATCAATTCTATCGTCAAGTTCAAGGTTAGTCATTTGACTTACTTCTTTTTCAACTCTCCGCATTTCTTTTTGAAAGTTAACAACTTCCATACTAAAGACTTCAGACATGTTGGTTTCCTTATTTAATTTTCCAACCAGAAGAATCTCCACCCTTAGCTCTAAGCATCATATCCAAGAACTTACCTTTCGGCACTGCTCTGTCTGGAGTCTGTCTATCTTGTTGACCTTGCTTAATGGTTTTCAAAGACGGGAATATACTTTCAGCAGAACCTTTGACCCCTGCTGCACGGAGTAATAAAAATGTTCTTTGATCTTCTTGCCATCCAACAGGACGTTCTTTGAAGAAAATAGTCCATTTTAATAACTCATCATAAGGCATTTCTGATAACATTTGATAAACAGGAATTCTTAGATTATAAGCTATTTCATATAGTGTTTCTTCTTGTGTGGTTAGTTTCCCGAAGAAGCGCCCCCTAACCCCGCAATACTCATAATCTTTTCAGAGAGCTGGGTTAGTTCGCCAACAGGAAAACTATTAAAATCTTCATCGCTAATTTCGGCAGCACCTGTGACTGCTAAACGAATAACATCTTTAATTAAACTAATGTCATCGTATTCATCTTTTTTATTCTGTGACTTTTTAATTAAGTCTTGAATCTTAAAAACCTCAGTTACTGTTAGTTTTTTAACTTCTACTTCTTCACCCATAAAAGTAACTTTTTCAGTAATGGTTCGTCCAACTAAATGTTTCATAATTTTTCTCTAACTAAGTTTATCTTGTTCTGTAAATAATTCTTGATTGTTTGCTTGAAAATCATCAAGCATTTTTCGTACTGTATGCAATACAGAAAGAGTTTCTAGGCAATCCCTGCCCTCTCGTGAATCTTCCTTAAAATCTTTAAATCGTTCAAAACTCTTACGAATACTAATGTCTACACTTCGGCGCATATGCCGGAAGGTAGTTCGCATAACAAATGCTTTACTAAATGGTTTATCTGTCATAATTCTCTCTCTATAATAGACATAAAAGCCCCCGTTAAGGGGCTTCTACGCTTTTTAATTTACACTGTTGCTGGACCAAAGAAGTCTGATTGAGCCGACAAGGTAACAGTTGCGGTTGTCGCATCTGTCAACTGTGGGTTAACCAAGATAGCTTCGATTTTACCTTTAAAGTAAAAAGAAGTGTTCTTTGCGGCGTTAGCGCCAGCATTAGAGTCTGCAAGATCTACAGCAGAATCACACATCATAAAGCGGAAGTAAACTTGTTGGCCTACGAGTGTATGGAAGCTTGCCATATCCCCTGCGTTGTAGTTTACTGTTACTTCAAGTGTTGGTGCGTCTGACTGACCTTGAATTTGAGATGATGTGTTTTGACCGTAAACAGGTACGTTAACAATATTTGCCGGTGTACCGATAGAAGGGAATTCACGTACAGAAGGCATACGAACAATGTCTGCTGCATCTACATCTGTTGTATTGGTGTCGAAAAGTGCGGAATAACCCGTTGCTGTTTCAGTAGCAGGGGTCACGGTAGCACTATCTGTAAAGATATCTAGATAGGAAAAGATACCTGAACTAAGTGAGTCGATATGTGCCATTTATTATTCTCCATATAGTTTAAATGGTATTAAGTATCTGGCGCTGTATAGCGCTTTATTAGATGGGTCTAGCCCTTCCACATTCAAATAGGATGTTCCAAGCTCTGTTCCATTTGTTAATTTTTTGTTCTGAAGACTTACGTCTAAAATATCTGCGATAGCCATGATACGGGCCTGGCCCTCACCTGCTTTAACAAATATTTTAATTGCAACTAAACCTTCAGTCTGTTTATTACCACCATATGCATAGTGTTCACTGTTGCTAGGTAATACATTAAGCCTACAGAATTCTGTTTGATCAGAAATAGTACCCTGATAGTTATCTGGGTAAATATCAATGTTGTTTACAGTCCAAGTGGCAGAATTAAAAACCGCCTCAATATCGTCTAAGACATTATCATACATTATTGCACCTCTTTAGTTAAGATGGCTTCAATAGTGAAGTTATTGTCCGTGTAGTCAACAATATTGTAAACCTTTGATTCAACTGTTAATACATCGTATACCGAAATATCAACACCTGATCTCATAACAGCTGTAGTTGTAAAGCCCTCTCCAGAAGGTTTTTGAGTAGACTGAATAATTACGTCTACAGTTTGACTAGTGATAGTACTAACTGTTTGGCGTGATCCAAAGTCATAACCAGAAACCGACTTAGTGGAGAGGACTCCTTGCTTAACTATATCATCTGCAGCAATAAAAGCCTTGTTAACAGCAGCAGTTATTTTTGCAGAAAGAGACATTAATTAGCCCTCCACCAAGCAGAACCTTGTCCTTGTGACCCTCTACGGATCAAAGGTCTAAGGGGTTTCATAACAAAAGAAGGTGTAATAGAAATTCTAGTTACATCATTGTTAGAATCAGATAAACTAATATTACCAATACTAATACTTTCGTATGTCTGAGTTGTTTGGGCTAGTAAGTCTTCATTATTTAACAAATGTAAGGCTTGTTCGTAAACGGCAATTTTAACTAAACTAGGAATTTCCGAATTAGTAAAAGTAACAGTAAAACCCATACGAGGGTCATAGTACATTGCGTTTTTACGAGGCCAAGCCAGAGCTTGCGAAGAGCTAATAGCCGAACCAATCCAAGGATTGTTATCTATAATTTGTGTAGCAGTTACAATAGCTTCTTCTTTTAGACTTTCTGCAGCAGTATTCCATTTTGCAGCGTCAATTCGAGTTTCGAAATAAGTTTCAGCGTCCGTAATTGTTACATAACTATTAGTGTTTAGAACTAAAGCCATTAGCTCCTCCTAATTTTTATGAGTGGAAGATAGGCAAGATGCCCAAGTTAAGCGCAGACATTTTACGATCCCACGAAGCGTTAGCTGCGAAGTTAGCGTTTGTTGCAAATGCGTTTGTAGCACCTGCCCAATCGTAACCCATTGGGTGCATAATGAAGCCATAACGATACCAGATGTTGGTAGAACCACCACCTGTGTAGGAGGCTGCATCACGATCAACTTCTACTGGCGTAGGTGTTGCTACTGGGGCAAAGGTTACTGCACCCGGCTTAACAATGAAGCTACATTTTGTAGACTGTGCGTTCAAGTCGCCAGAAGCGGCACTGTGCATCTGGTTTGCACGAGTCATAACCAAACGGAACTTACCACCAAAGATTGTGCTAAAGTTCAAGTTACCATCGGTAACAGTTGTATCGTCTACCAAGTTAGCAGAGCGCATTTCTGCCATGATTTCTGGGGAAGTAACCATGTACATAAAGTCTGGTTCATAGTCTTTGAAGCCCATGCCAATAGCTTGGAACAAACGCTCACCACGAGCAGCACCAATAGCGGTGGAGTCGAAAAGTTTACGTGCATCAGAAGAACCAGTTGCAGCGGCACCAAAGGCACCAGATGCGTTTACGTCAACAAAGTTACCTGTTGCTGCTGTATCGGCATCTGTATCGTAGTCTGTTAGGCCACCGTTACCGGAACCACCTGCATCACCTGTAGCAACTTCGTAAGCTGCAACACCTTTAAGAAGGTTCATGAGAGCATTACCTTCGTCATCACCACGTACTTGTGCAAAGTCACGAGCGATTTTGGCAAGACCGTCCTGCTTAGATACAACTTCTTGCATGTTTACTTGCTGTGCGCCAAATGTGCGAACAGTTTTAACATAGTTGGCAATGTCAGTTGTAATATCTGTGTATGTGCCGTTTGTTGCGGAAGACAAGGAAGCAACGTTTACGTTAGCTGCCAGTGGCTTGTAGTAACGGAACTGACCGATAAAAGATTCGCCATCAGCGTTAATGTCATCACGCATACCAACAATGCCAGTTGAGTTAAGTTTTTGGGCAGTTGTATAAGCTTCGTCTGCGTAAGCAGAAATAGCAAGTGCGACATTTTGAAAGTCTGTGTTTGTAATAGCCATAATTATTTATCCTTATTTAACTATTAAGTTATTTAATATGTATAGTTTCCTAGTTGGCCTTTTGCCGCCAAGTTAAGAACTTCTTGCTGTGTCATTTCTGACAAAGATTTGTTTGAATTTGTTACTGGTGTCCCAGAACCAGAGGTTGTCCCCGCTCCTGAGTTCGCTTTAATACGAAACAAAAATGAATTGTCTTCATTCTTTGAGTAAGAGAGAATAAAGTCTTGAATAGTTGTTCCTGATTTGTGAACCCAAGTACCGTTTTCATTTTGTACAAGTTGCTCAACAATATCACGATAAGCCATTTGACGACTGCGATCGTTTCGGAATTCTAAACCACCAAGTGACGAGTTAACTACGTTATCCCGATTAAGCTTAGTATTTTCTTCTTCGAATACCTTTAGTTTAGCGTTAGCCTCTGCTAGCTTCATTTCAAGGGCTTCTTGAAGTTTTCCTTCTTCTTCTAGGCGATTGATAGTATCTTGTTTTTGTTTTTGCTCAATCTCCGCAGCCTTTTTAAGCGCTTCATCACGCTCATTGGCCATACGATCCATGTTTGACTTCATTTTAGTAAGTCGTTCTTGGACCTCTTGCTCAACTGGATCAACCTTGTCTTCGCTAGAAGCTTCAACGGTTTCCTTTTGAACGTTTTGCTCAGTAGTATCATTGGATTCTACTTCATTTACTTCTTCTTCAATTACTGTATTTTCTTCACTCATAATTTTTCCTTTCAAGCACAGCTTGAGATAATATGTTTAATGTCACAGACATTTTGTTTTGTTAAAGTCACATAGGCTATTACAAATAACTATGGACCGATTCCATACCAGTCCTCACCTTCACGGATTGGAGCCAATATGTCTTTTCTAGTAATCTTATTAGGAGGGTCAATAAGACCCAACTCTTTTGCTTTAGCCAAGAGTTCATTGTAAGATTTTCTTGAAAGACCTTCTTTTCGCATTTCACGTAAAGTCTTCCTAATAGTATCACCTTCAAGAGCATCAGCATAGATGGTCCTTAAAGCAGTTTTAGCACGATTTGCTTCCGATATGTTAGTAAAGAAAGCATCGTGAATCGTAGCAGTATCGACACCGTTTTTACGCCCCCACAAGTGGAAACGCCGTACGATAGCGGCATCATTGCTGTGATTTCCGTTAACACCTAGTCCTATTCGTGCATCATTAAGAGAACCTTTACCTAAAAGTTTTCCATCTTCTGCACTTGATTCATAGATGTTAGAAATTCTTCGACCCGAAACCGAGTCACTAAAGTCCACACGCTCTTGTATCTTTGGACGATACCTTTGCATCATAACTTTACCGTCAAAAGTAACCCAAGGAATATCTACCTTTTTGGTGTCCTGAACATAAGCAGTTGCAACTTGTTTCCAATAGTTTATAAAGTTATCGGTTACTGGTGCTCGCTGCGCAAGGTTCTTAGACATAATCCTTGAGACTTCTGAGAATTCTTTTGGGCCTATTATCCCTCTTCGAGAGCTAGTAAGCTTTCTTACAAAATCAGCGGTGTCTGGGTGAATATCCGCTGCTTGTTTTAGTAGTGTTCTTCCAACAGGNTCATTCTTGTTGATTANNTCAACAAGCTCATCTCTAAAAGAAGTTAATTCTGCAACAACACTAACTGCATCTTCTCGATTGGCAATCTTTATTTTACCATCAATAATACGAAGTT